GTTGACGCGGCTACGAGGCGCAAGCCAAGCTTTGCCACGATGATGAACACCAAGTCAATCGGTGAGGCTCGTAAGCTAAAGGACACCGCTGGAAACTACCTATACGGTATTTCTCAGGTAGGTCCCGGAGGTCAGGACACCTTCGCTGGTTACAACGTAATAGAAAACCCACACATGGCAGACTCAGGACTTGAAGCAAAGTCTGTTATTGCAGGTTCCATAGACAGCTACAAGGTTCGCCTTGCAGGTGGACTAGACGTTGCATCCTCAACCGAGTTCGCGTTCCAGAACGACCTAACCACTTGGCGCTTCTTGCTACGTGTTGACGGCGATCTAACCAACAGTTCAGAAATCAAGCACTTCGTTGGCGGCGCAAGCTAATCTGACGAACTAGATCAAGGCCCTCATAGTTATAGGTTGCTATGGGGGCTTTGTCTTGCTTGGCGCATGGAGGTAAACTAGACACATGGCAATTACTGACGGCTACACCACTCTTGCAGAAGTAAAGGCGATTCTTCGCATAACTGATGAAGTTGACGATGCGTTGCTAGAAACCTGCGTAGAGGCTGCCTCACGGCAAATAGAAACTCATTGCGAGCGGGTATTCCTACCTACTACTGGAACAAGAGTCTTTACACCAGACGGTAGCTATGTAGTGTCAATAGACGACCTCTCCGAACTTACAACTTTCAAAACATCTTCTGCTGCCGATGGAAACTTCAACATAACCTGGCAGTCAACAGATCTTCAGTTAGAACCACTCAACGGACTAACCGGCAGCTCCTACAGCCCCTTCACCAGAGTAAGAGCTATTGGCGATTACGTTTTCCCAACCATAGGTGAAGAAGCGACAGTTCAAATAACAGGAGTATTCGGTTACGGAACCTCTATCCCAGTAGATGTAAAACAAGCTTGCAACCTTCTTGCAATTCGTCAGTTCAAGCGCTACGACAGCCCCCTGGGAGTCGCAGGGTTCGGTGACATAGGTATCATTAGAGTTAGCCGAGTTGACCCTGACATTGAGGCGTTGCTAGGACCTTACCGCAAGATGCGGATGGCCTAATGGCAGATCTGACCACTATAAGAGTGCGCTTAGCCAATAACCTAGCGACCATCCCTGGGCTTCGGTCAGCGGCTGAGATCCCCGACAACCCTACTCCGCCAATCGGTGTTATCAACTTAGAGAGTGTTGATTACGATGGCGCTATGCAGGGCGGTCTAACCACATACAGTTTCGTTGTAACAGTGATCGTTGGGCGAGCAGCCGAGCGTGAGATGCAGCGGAAGTTGGATTCTTATTGCCAGCCCACAGGAAGTCAGTCTGTGAAACTTGCGATAGAATCAGATAAGACGCTTTCTGGCGAGGTGTACGATCTACGGGTCGAGCGCTCAAGTGGAATGGGTTCTATAACCATCAACGATCAGAACTATCTGGCGGCTGAATTCACAGTCACCGTCTTGGCATAAAAGGAGAAATAAAATGGCAAAATTCGTAGTAACCGCAACCGCAGTCACAATGGGTGGTGAAGATATCTCAACTGCTTGCGCTCGCGCAGAGTTGGTTATTAACGCAGCCGAAGTTGAGACAACGGACTTTGGTTCTGGCGGGTTCACTGAAGTTATCGGTGGGCTTAAGTCTGGAACCCTATCGCTAGACTTCCACCAGGACTTCGGTACAGACGCCGTATCCACCTTGTTCCTAGACACTGTTGGAACAGTAGTAATTTTCACACTTATAGCAGGTAACGGAATTACAATGTCTGAAACGACCCCTAAGTACACCGTTTCTTGCTTGATTACAAGCTTCACACCTGTGTCTGGTGCTGTAGGCGACTTGGCTAGTTTTTCAGTAAGTTTCCCGACCACCGGTGCAATCACTTACGCCACAGCAGCATAAGCAAAGGAAAGTAAAATGCGATTCAACCTATTGATCAAATTCGTAGATGAAACCGAAAAGCTAATCACGGCCAGCACTGCTGACCTAGTTGCCTTTGAGGACAAGTTCAACATTTCAGTCGGAAAGCTTGCCTCTGAGCAACGCCTGGGACACTTGCTGTTCCTAGCGTGGCACTCAGAGCAGCGCACGAAGTCTACAAAGCTTGGCTATGACGCATGGCTAGACACTGTAGAAGGCGTCGGTGAAAGCGAGTCAGACCCAAAATAAAGGGTCTTGGCGAAAGCTCTGCTCACTGGTATATCGCAGGTATAGCAGTTGAAACAGGCATCTCGCCAAGAGAGCTTATGCAGCTAGACGATCGGATGCTGTGGACAATGTACCGCTGGATGGTTGCAAAGAACACTCCTAAGAACTAAGGAAGCCCCCTCTCCGGAGGGGGTCTTTCTGTTTACGATAGAATTGACCTATAGATAGGTGGTTTACTCTTGGTAGCTCCGTTAGCAGGTGTACTTGGCAAGCTTTTTGCCAGCGGTGCGCGTACGGGCTTTGCAAGCACTGCAAACAACGGTGACTTCAATGCAGCCAGCCTGCTCGACTCAAATGGCAACAAGGCAGTACTAGAGCTAAACGACCTGAAGGCACTAGAGCGCCAACTGCTGACTCTTGGACCAGAGATGCTTAGAGAGTTCAAGAAGCAAGCAAAGAAGCTTGGTAACCCTGCTGCACAAGCTGTTAGGTACGGCTTTAAGTCTGCTGGAACATTCGGTCCGCTTGGAGGACCAAAGAACAAAGAAGGTCGCACAGGTCGCACCTACGACAGAATGTACACACAAAACGGCAGACTATCTTGGATGAAATCAAAAGGTATGAGAACTGCGGTTGACGTCAACTACAAGAACAGAAAACAAGGCAAGGCTCTTGCGGATTTACAGGCAGCTAGAGACGGCACTGTATCTATTGTGCGTGTCAGAGTAAGAGCGCCAGCATTTGTAATTGCAGACATGGCGGGCAAGAGTGGTAAGTCCTCAAAGCCTAATGGGATGTTGTCAAGAGAATATACAATCAACAGATTCGGCAAGGGCATAAAAAGCAACCAGAGACATAGAATAAATTCTGACAACGTAGAAAACTGGATAGAGTCTCTTGACAAAGGCAAAAACAGCGCTGACAAGCCTTCTCGCTACGCTTACCCAGCACTAGAAAAGCACAGCCCTAAGTTTAAGGCAAACACTACAAAACTTCTGCGATCAACTATAAATACTATAAATAGGAGGCTTGAGAGCTAATGGCACTTGCACCCATCATTATGCCGATTGTTTCAATCTTCAAGTCGGCGGGAATCAAATCAGCACAGAACGCAGTTCAGGGACTTAGCAAGAACTTTGGTTCTCTAGCTGGGCAGCTAGGTAAGGCAGCAGGAGCATTTGCAGCCTTCCAGGGGGTAGCAAGCGCACGGCAGTTCACAATAGATGCGGTCAACGCGACTCAGCAGTTTGAGCGCAACCTGCTCGCATTGCAGCAGACATTTGAAAATGCCACGCCTGGAATGATTAGCTTTACAAAGCAGGTTGAAGCCTACGGAATTTCTCAGCAGCAAGCTGCTAAGTCCTCAATATTTCTCGGTTCGGTACTAAAGCAGTATGGATTCAGTGTAAGCGAGTCAGCAAAAGAGACAGAAAGACTTGTAACTCTTTCCCAGGACCTTGCTACAACTTATGGCTATGAACTTGAGGACGCGCTACTAGCTATCACGGCTCTGTTCCGAGGCGAGTATGACCCTATCGAGAAGTTCGGTGTGGCCATGAAGCAGAACGAGATCAACGCGTTTCTTGCTGCTGAGGGGCTTGGGCATCTAACCGGAGCTGAGCGTGCAAACGCTGAAGCAACTGCGCGACTAACACTTCTATTTCAAAGAGCTGGGGATTCAGTCGGTGCCTTTGAGCGTGCCTCAGACACCCTGTACGCCTCTCAGCAGAAGCTAAGCGCAGTAATGGGCAATCTACAGGTTGCCTTCGGTGATGCCTTCCAGAAGCCTTTGGCGGCAGTCAATGATGCACTGGCGGAAGTGGCCAAAGAATCTGCGCCTCAGCTTGTTGATATTTCAAGAGTCCTTGGCGAAAGTATCGGTTACCTAGTTCCTCTAGTAAAAGACCTTGGAAAGTTCTTGGTCAACCTTATAGCGCCGCTAGAACAAATAATAGGCTTCTTTGGTTTGATAGCCAGCGCCCTGGGTAAAATACTAAACCCATTTCTTGATGCTACAAACATTGCATTAGACCTCTTGAACGTGCAGCTAGACGCTGCAACACTTGAAATCCTTGCTATGAACGAAGCTCTTGCAAAAACAAACGGCAGAGAGGCTTTTCAGGACTTCTTAAACGGTTTCTTCTTTGAGGATCGTGATTGGAGCTTTGACAACACTGTTGTCGGTAAGTACATAAAGGGAATAACAGACTATACAAAGAATAAAAGAGATCAAAATGCTTTAGAGAAGGCTCTGCTTGCCCCTGGGATGGCAATAACTGAGTTGCGTAGAGATGCGGCTAGAGTAACAAAGATTACGGCAGAAATGGACGCTGCTGCCGAAGCCGCCGCCGCCGCTGTAAGACCAGTGTTTGCGTTCCGTAGAGAACTAGAAAACTTAAACCTTTACTCAGAAGATGCTGAAAGAAACCTGACTGGACTTGCATCTGTCTTTATGGACATAGAGATTGCTGCCCAGAAAAGCACTGCCAATGATGCAATGCTAGAGCTAGGGTTCTCGGTATCCCAAATAGAAGTAATGCTTACTAGGCCAGACTGGGCATCAATCTTCGGAAACATCAGCCACTTGGCACGATTGGCTGCGTTTGACATAAATCTGTTGACGCTTCAGGGTGCTATTGACTACACAGAAGCCGTAGCCGTGCTAGAGGCCGCGATTGCAGACGGCTTTGGTGGTCGTGGCACTGGCGGCGGCGCAAGCCAGGCTGTAAAGCAACAAGCAAAAGATTATGTAAAAGACTTCTTTGATGAAATGCAAGATCAGGTCATGCAGCAAACCGCAAGGTTGCAACTTGAAGAAATGGGCGCATCACAAGGACTGATTAGCGCTATCTTCGGTTCAGGTGATTGGCTAAAGCTTTGGATCAAAATAAAGCAAGGCGTTATATCTCTAGACGGTCTACAGGACTCATTCAACAAGACTGCCGCCGGCGCTGCTGAGCTTGCTGCATCTGCTGCCGAGTGGGAAGCCTATGACGCAGCGGTACAGGCAATCAAAGACACCTTAGTAGAAACAATCAGGGCAATCAATGAGCAAGCCGACGCGCTCAAGCTGAGCTTTTCTGACCTACTGCTGTCTTTTGATGTTCTGCCAACGATAGCCATTGAGCTTGGTCGCTTTGAAAGCACTGCCGTAACACACTTAGCTTCTATCGAGCAAGCACTACAAGCTGCGTTCCGTAACGGCGATCTGTTTGAGGACGGCTACCGCGAGCTACAGAAGTTTGCTCAGCAGGAGCTAAAGGTCTTGCAGGCGGTACAACGCCAACGCGACGACATGGCAAAGCGGTACTCTTTGTCAGAGGCGCTTATAGGCGAGTACAGAGACGCCCTTGCTGGCGCTATGAGCCTTACAGCTATCTTCAATAGCCTAAAGGACGAGACGGAAACTCGCACCATTACAGAGGTGTCTAGAGGCGTAGTAAAGCTTGGCGAGGGACTACGAGAGTTCAACGTTATCGTAACAAAAGAGTACGAACAAACGATAGGTAATGTAACAAACAAAACTGCTGGCTTGCTAGATGGCTTCAAGGCAATGAGCGTAAAGTCTAAGGACTTTGCAGACAACCTTAGAACCCTTCGTGACATGG